ATGAGCTAGATGCTCGCAAGGCAGTTCTGGCCAAGGTCAACATGTCGGTGGATCACATGGCATCGGCTGCTGCACCGTTCACCAAAAGTGACGGTGTAGAGTTGCCAGCTGATCCGGCCAAGGCTGAAAAGATCCTCAACGAGATGTATGCTGAGGAGCTGGCCAAGGTTACGAAAAAGAAGCCCGAACCAAAGGCAGAAGTGTCCGAGGATATCTCCGCTGCTCTTGGTTCAATCGGTACGCTCCACTCCAGTGGAGCTAGGATCATTAGCCGGGACGCTATCCGCCAGATTGTCGGTGAGCTCAACATCCCTCTGGATCAGCGAGGTCTCTTGCGTTCGTCGGTCAATGCTCTGGCAACCAAGGGCTGGACCGTGCTACATGGTACGCCTGAGCAGCTCATCGAGTATGCCCGTGAGAATGGCCTGAAGGTTCCTTACGGCTTCAACGACAGCAACGGCATGGTCTTGCCGGCAGACAAGGTGATGTTCCTCACCTCGGCCAATAGCGAGACCATGACGCATGAATTCCTGCATGCTGCTACCGTGCAGCTGATCCATGCCCACTACTCGGGCAGTGGTCAGGTAGCCAAGGCAGTGCCTGATGCTGTGAAGCGTCTCGAGCTGCTGATGGCAGACTTCCTGGCGATCGATCCAAGCACGATCGAGGATCAGGAAACTCGTGCAGAGTTCAAGTTCGTTAAGGAGCAGATCAACAAGTTCGACGAGAGCTCGATGAGCGATGCCAACATCAAGACCGGCAAGCTTTCCGAATTCATGGCCTGGACCCTCTCGAACCAAAAGCTCTCTGATCTCGCTCGCAAGACCAAGGTGAAGAGCAAGCTGGCTCTGATTGTTGACAAAGTTCTCGAGACGCTCAAGAAGCTGTGGCGTCAGGTGGGCCTGGCTCCCACTCCTCGAGATGATATCTACAGCAACGTTCGCTTTAACACGCTGCTGCTAATGGAGAACAAGCAGAAGTCGGTGCTCGACCCTGCATCGGTGACGAGCATGGCCCAGTTCCAGGCTCGCAACTACGGTGGCAGTGATCGGCTGATCGAGCTAGAGAAGTCGTTTGCTCGCAAGATGCTGGCTGCTCTTCCTACTGAACCGACACAACGATTCCGTATCGATCAGAAGTATGAAGCGATGCACCGCATGGCTGGTCAGGTTCGCAAGACTTTCCAGTCCAATGGCTTTGCCATGAACCAGAAAGAAGCATCGTTCTTCGAGACCTTGGTCATGGCTCTGGCCGTCGACAAGACGCTCAATGCCAATGCTCAGTCTCGCGCTGAAGAAGTCTTCCGTGAGGTTCTGTCGAAGCTCAAGGTCGAAGACTTCATGGATGATCCCGATAGCCAGGATCAGTACGATCGTGATCAAGCCAACCTCAAGTTCAACACTGTGGTGGGTAATGCTTTTGTCGGACGGGATCTGTCTAGCCGTACCATGCTCATGCCTGCGTTCCTCGCTCTGGCAATGGTACATGAACCCTTCCGCAATGCTCTTTCCAAGATGGATCTTCCCAAGTTTCAGAAGAGCTCTGAGGGCACTCTGGATGCATTGCTGAGCAACCTTGGCAATGAGGGTCTCGATCGTCTTGGCCGTACCCTGTCTGGTGAAGGCAAGTCCGAGAACGTGCTGGATGCTGTTGAGGCTCTGACCCGTAAGATGGCCGAGGCTCAGTCCGAGCGGGAAGCTGTCATCGAAACCCATATCGATGCCATCGGTAATACGATCGACAAGACGAATAACTTCGTGGTCGATCAGATGAATCGCTTGAGCCGTGAAGGGTACGATCGACTCCAGGATGTCGTTGAAAATTCCGACAACAAATATGCCCGGGGTGCAGCTCGTGCAGCTGCTGCCGTAGTGAGCTTCTTCAATGAGGACATCTCCGGCGCCAATGCTGAGTTCGCTCTGAAGCTGTCGGACAAGTCCACTGTCTGGAAGCCTCTGCGCGAGCTCCTGTCGGAAGTGATCGGCCGCACTGAAGAGAACGCTCCGATCTACGACATGATCAAGGCTGTTCGGTCCTACATCCAGCAGACCCGTCAGATCTATCGTGAGCGTCTACCCAAGTTCCTGTCGGAGAAGTTTTCGAGGAAGCTCTCCAAGCAGGAATGGTCTGGCATGTATCATGTCATGGCCAAGACTGATCTGGCTGCCGTTGCTTCTCTTGGTTCAAAGCGTGTTCTGGATATGCTCCGGGATGCTGGCAAGCTGCGTCAGGAGACTGCTGCTCTAGAGCGTCAGATTGACAAGCTGGACTCGGTGCATTCGACCAAGCTCAAGAGCAAAGCTCGGGAGCTGGCTGAGTACATGATGCTGCGTAAGGTCAGCAGCAATCTTCTGACCAATGCCGAGAGCGTGGCCAATCTGTATGGTGAGCTCACTGCCCAGCAGCGCAATAGCCGTGGTATGCCTAAGAAGGCTCTGATCCAGGCAATCGATCAGCTGGCTACGTTATACGCTCTGGATCTTAGCGGATCCAAGAACCGTCAGGCTGTGGCTGAGCTTGCTGCCAAGGAAACCGACGGCGTAGAGTTCATGCTGAATTACCTGAAGGGTCAGCGTCAAAATGAGCAAGACAAGGCTCGTAGTGGTCGGGCTCAAGTCAATCACATCAAAGGCTACGTCCCGACGGAAATCCGTTCAGGTGCAAGCCTGATTGTCGCTCCGGATTTGCAGCACAACGATCTGGTGGCTCGTGGTTATACCCGAGTTGCTCCTTACAAGGGCTCACCTGCCGAGGGTCCTTCTGGTTCGCAGAGCTATTATTTTGCTCCGCTGTCTGCCCGTGCCCAGTTCAATCAGGGCATTGCCCAGAATGTTCGTTCGACCTTCTCAGGTGTCGATCCGGCATCGGGCTTCAGCATTGAAAATTATGGTCTTGGTCGAATCACGAACCAGGAGACTGTCCGCAAGATCACTAGCCGCATTCGGATGAACCGTGGGTCTGAAGCTCTCATTCCCATTCGTGACGAATTTGGTGATGTTGTGGCTTACGAACGCACGCTGGATCCTGCTCAGCTGGCCAAGCTGGAACGTGAAGAAGACCTGTCTAAGGTTCTGGGAATCTGGCGTGGTAGGCAGCTGGAAGAAGCTTCTGCTGACCAGTTCAATCAGATCCTGGTCGAGCGTCTTCACGCTATGTGGGACAAGCGTTCGGTCGGTGATGAGGAAGCTTTTGTGGATCTGTTCGATCCCAAGTCCCATAATGATCCGGTGATCACTGATGCAGTGAAGCTGTTCACTCCCCAGATGCGTCGACACATCGAGAACGCCTTTGGTGGTGAGGGCTTCATGGTTCGCAAGAGCATGATCAACGATGTCGTCGGGTATCGCTCGGCATCGATAGGCGATCTGTGGACAGGTGTGACAAGGGTGCCACCTGAGACTGCCAAGGTGGCCGCCAATGTGCTGACCGCGGTAATGGGTAAGGATGCCTACAAGTATCTCGTTACCGGTGAGAAGCTGTGGCAGAACTTTGTATCCGACGCTCGCACTACGATTGTGGTTCGCTCCGTGATTGTCCCTGCATCGAATATGATCAGCAACGTCTATCAGCTGGCTTCTCGAGGTGTGCCCCTCAAGGATATTCTTCGTGGCATGCCCAAGAAGCTTGCTGAGATTCAGGCATATCACGAGAATCACCAGAAGGAGATCAAGCTGGAAGCAGAGCTGCTTTCGGTGCAGAACGATCCTACCAAGAGCCGTGCTCTGAAAGCCCAGATCCAGTCCCTCAAAGATGGACACCGGCGCCTGAGCATTTGGCCTCTGATTGCCGCCGGTGAGTTCTCGTCGGTCTCGGAAGCTACCGTGATGCGGGAAGAGTCGACGTTGTTTGAAGGCAAGGTGACCCAGTACATGGAGAGCCTGGTCGACAAGCTGCCTGACTCGGTTCGCACTGCTGGACGCTATGCGATCATCTCGCGCGATACTGCCCTGTTCCAGGGTCTCCAGCGTGCTGTCGAGTACGGGGACTTCCTGGCTAAGGCTGTTCTGTATGATGATCTGACCAAGCGTCAGGGCATGGACAAGGACAAGGCTCGAGCCAAGGTCAGCGAAGAGTTCGTGAACTACGATCGCCTGCCCGGCCGTTTCCGCGGTACCTTGGAGAACATGGGTCTCATCTGGTTCTGGCACTTCAAGCTTCGGGCCATCAAGATTGCCATGTCGACGCTTCGGAACAATCCGTTACACTTCCTCATGGCAGCAGCTGTTCCTGCTCCTGACTTCTTCGGATCGGTAGGTCTGCCGGTTACGGATAACGCTCTGGCTGTGGCAGCTGAAGGCAAGCTCAACTATTCCATCGGGCCATTGCAGGGCCTTCATGCCCACGCATTGAACCCTTGGATGAATCTGTTGGGATAATAAAAAAGACCCCTACCAGGGCGAGTGGTAGGGGTCTTCATTCCTCTTAACGGCGAGGCCCGACTCATCTGGCAGGGAGCTTTCCTGACCGGAGCTTTCCGAGCAAGTCGATTACCGGCTACCTGACTTGCAAGTTTGATCCCGTCTCGTGGGATCAGGCCGCTGGTTCCTCCACATTCGGATGCCGTTGCAGGGACCAGAAACCCGCCCAGCATTCAGTCTGGCTGTTTATCCATCCAGTGCATCAGCCATTTCCCAATGAGCCAGAGCACGATGATGGCAGCCAAATAAGGTGCTGCGAATGCGATAGCGGCTCCCAGTAGGGATACCGTGGCAAGAGCCAGGATCCCTACCAGAAGGATCCTGGCCAGGTATATCACGCCGCTTCAGGCTTCGCATTTACCGGCTTGCTGAGACCACCGAAGATCTTCTTCACAGCCGGCTTGGGATCGGCATCGAACGGAACATTGTCCTGTCCTTCAGCTGCCTGCACTTCCGGTTCCTTGACCGGATCAGCCTTCTTGCCGAAGACTGCACGCAGAGGCTTGGTTGCCGGAGCTTCTTCAGCAACAGGCTCATCTGCTACTGGTTCAGCCTCAGGCTCTGCCTTTGCCACTTCGACGACAGGCTCCTCGACCTTGACTTCAGCCTTGGGGGCCTCTGCCTTGGTCTCGGTCTTCTCAGCCTTGGTGGTCGCCTTGACTTCCGGCTTGGTGACTTCCTCGGGCTTACCGCCCTTGGGTCCATCTTGCGGAGTGATGTCGATGACAGCCGTAAAGCCTTCGGTGCCACGGGTGGCCTTGAGATCGATATCGACCCGCATATTTTCCCGCACTGCAATGAGTGCAAGAACGTGGTTGCGGATAGCCGTTTCGATCTCGGTCTGAGTGATGGTGATCTGCATCTGCTAAATCCCTGTAAAGAGTCTCATGAGGTTCTGGAACATTGGCGTCCTTACCCCAGCATGGATTGCTCCTATGGCATCAGCCACATGTTCTGCCTTCTCGGCACTGAGCTTACCATGGTGGTATGGGAAGTTTGCCTCCGGATACCAGGACATTGCACTCTGAATCATTTGGTTCTTTGTGGCACTCTTGGTTCCTGCCAATGCGAGTTTGACCTCGATCGGTGTCACCTCGATCAGAGGAATTCCCTCTGATCTTATTACCCCCAATATACCAACACACATGCCATAGCTAGCCATTGCACGCGCAGATTGAGATCCAACCGGCACTTCGACAAAAACTACCTTAGCTTTCCTGGCCTCTTCCAGAGCAATCTTGGACAATTGCTCCGCTTGCTCGAGGTCCTTGGAATTCTGTCTGACCTGTTTTGAAACAGTCTTGACCGGAGTGACGGTCTGTAAATGCGGTGTGTCAAGCACCCCCGCAGTCAGATCAAGAATTCCTGAGGCGATGCCCCAGTTGGACATGCTCGGATCCATTCCGACTACGGGGATACGCATGAGACTTTACGCTCCCTTAGGCCGCGTTCTTGTTGCCGAAGAGACGCTTGGTCTCGGTCTTGGCGCCAGCCTGTGGAGCTGCACCCGAACCGGGGCGGCCGGACTTGCCTGCCTGATTATCATTCTTGGCAGTCTTGTCACGGGTCTGACCCTTGTTGCGTTCGGTCCAGGCATCGATAAACACGCCGGTCTCGAGACCTTTGCGGGCTTCTGCGACAGTCAGCTTCGAGTCGAGGTCATAGACCTTCTCGATGGTGTTCTCATCACGGGTCTTGCCGGTCGGGACGTAGTTGCCGGCATCGTCCTTCTTGCTGACATCGACGGTCGACTTGACGATGGCTACACCGACTTCCTTGCCGATGAGATCGACGAGAACATGGGCTGCCTTGGGCAGTTCCTTCTTCTCTTCGTAGTCCCACTGCTTGACCAGCTTTTCCTCGGTGGGCTGGTTCTCGAGCGATTCCCCGGTTGCCACGAGGCAGAGGTCATCGATCGTGGTGAAGCCTGGCAGAGGGACCTTCTTGGTCTTGTCGTCCTTGTTCAGGAAGTAGTTCTCACCCTTCTTATTGGTGATGTAGATCGTCTCGCTGTAGTCAGCGCCATTGATCTTGCCCTGAACGGTCACGTTGCGAGCACCGCCTGCCGACTGGCCGGCATATGCCATGGTGATCTTCATGGTATAAACGTCGGTATCCAGTGCCGGAGTACCGCCGCCCAGACGATCTTCCGATTCCTCGAGACCGTCGCTGTTGAGGTTTTTGAAAATGCTCATTGTACTCTTTGTCTTTCTTTTGTGCTGTCTTGACGATCAGTTGCCGTAGAAGGCAGCGAGGTGATCCAGCAGAAGCTGGACATCGTTATGCGGCGCGATAAATTCTGTTTACCGTTGAGATACTCACACCATACTCGGATGCAAGATATCGCGTCTTTTCACCGCCCTGTTTCCGGCGAATTATTTCGTCTGCTTGTGCAGTTGTGATTTTCAGTTTGCAAGTGATCCTGCCGCTGGATCTTCCAACAACAGCAATCATGTTTGCACGCCGAGTTACCACTAAGCATGTATCAGGCGAGTAAAGCTTGCTGCCAGGGACCTTGATGTCCTTGTCAACTTGCATTCCCGGCTTCCACCCCTGGGCTAAGCACCAGTTGATGTAGGCTACGGGATCTTCTCGCCATTCATCACAGACGGTGACACCTTTGGCGCCGTACCAAGGGTATCGGCTATCGCTGGGCACATGGCACCTACGCACCATGTCCTGCCAGCGGCTGTACAGGGGATGCTTTGACATCCCATGTTCAACTCGTTGCTTACGCACGGTAGAACTCGGTCAAGTGATCGAGCAGCAGCTGTACGCAGTTGTCCATGTAGGTCTGGCTCTTGGAGAACATTCCCATCGGAGAACGAATACGGGTCCCAATTGTCTTTTCAGTCAACCGGGTCTGGAAGACGTACTTGAACCCAAGATCCTGCTCATCTTCGGAGACATGAAGCAATGTCTCGTCATACTTGGGCAGATCTTTTACAGGGATCTTCGTAGCTTCCACCACGGTGGAGAAATAAGCTTCAACACCCTGGTTCTTGAGGGCACCCTTGATAGGGACCGAACGCTTCATCTCCATGGCTTTTTCATCATACACATCGAGAACGTGTGCGATGATCACCACAGGCTTACCGAACTTGACCAGCTTGACCTGGATCAGTTCTTTCCAGAACTGGGCGTAGTTGCTCCAGCCCTTCATGGTGTCAGCAGTACCGAGAACGTACTGGCTCTCGAACATGTCCATCATGAAGGTCGAGCTGTCGATGATGATACCATCGAGATCATCACGGTTCTCTATTGCCTGGTCGACGTACTCATGAACTTGCCATGGGTCGGTGATCCGAACATTCATGAAGCTGTTCCGGAAAGGCAGACGCTTGCCTGCCTCAGTATTAATGTAGAGCCAGCGATCCTGGTTCCGGATGTTGCGGAGCGATGCCGACTTGCCTGCACCTGATACTCCGCCAACCAGTACCAGCTGATCGTTGACTTCAATGTCCTGTTCGTCGCTCATGGCGATTGTAATTCCTTAGTTTGCAACAGCTTCGGCCAGCATTCCTGAACCCCAAGAAAGGGCTGACCGAAGCTGTTGCGGGGGTGACCGGTTAGGCCGCTGCCTTTGAGTATCGCTTAGCGACCGTACACATTATTGTGCTGTCCAGTTCCTCTTCCGTCAGAGGAGTGTTCAGCTTGGCATTGAAGGCATGCACTTGCTTCTGGACCGTGATGAGGTCCATGCCGCTGTCAACCAGAGCCAAGGCGAACTTGATCATCTGATTGTTGCGGTTGCCTTGAGCAATGCTCTGGGCGAACCAACGCTCAAGGTTATCGAGGCTTCCCAGCTCCTGGTTCTTCTTGAGGTACTCCTCATTCCCTTTTGTCTTGGGAATGAAGGGCAGAGCATCGAGGAGCTTGCCATCATTGTAGTGATAGGCGCAGTTGGGATTGGTAAGCCACTTCTTCGAACGCTGCTTGGCAGCTTCGTCCGTCTTGAATGGCAACCATTCGAGCACGGAATCCATGAATTCCTTGTACTCGGTCTTGTCCATTTCGAGCCGGTAGTTGATCGGCAATACGAGACGGAAGCGATCGACAGCAGGCGTAGGATTGCCATCCTTGTCCTTGCCGGCGATCTGGTGACGCTTGGTGGTATAAGTGAAGAACTTGTAGTCCTTCAGCAGGTCGTGAACCATTGCCATGGTGATCCCGTCCTCACCATCGCAATCAACGACGATAGTATCGAAGCCGGGAATGACGTTCTCATCGGACCGGTGACCACCCTTGAAGTGGTGGTTGGCCCAATGCATGTCATCCTGCTGAGCCAGGATGTGGAGCTTGTCGAACGGTGCTCTTTCGGACTCATAGCCATAGGCAAAGTTGTCCGAATAGCTGACCGTGAGGCTGTCGATATCGGTCTCCTTGAGGGTCTCCCCCTTGAAGAACTCGATACCGTCGACGAACGTCTTCTTGATGATGATGTGGTTCTTGTGTCCCCATGCTGTTGCCAGCGTCATCATCTCATTCCGTCGGGCATTGGAGCCAGAGTAGAACGGAAGCGTCTCCACGAGATCCGACTGTGTGACTTCGGTACCTACCTCGGCAATGTACCGAGCCAGGCGAACATAGGACTTCTCACGGTTTAGAATTCGCTGGAAGCCTCTGCCTGATTCCTCGACCAGGAGAATGGCCGAGAGCAGATGCTCCATCTCGACTTCACTGGATTCATCCACGAACGCCAGAGCCCCAGCAATCTTGAGCACCTTGAAATAGCGGTGGCTCATTTCTGCCTTACGGATCTCGTCGTGCTGACCCATCTTCTCGGCTTCACGTTCGCACTGAAGCTTGTAGGTGATCAGCTTGATGGCAACGTCATCCTCAACGGTCATTCGCCAGGCAAACTTGGCCGGATCAGCCAGCTTGTGGAAATGGGCTGACCACTTGTTGATGGAAGCGTCGTTCGAGGGCTGGATCAGCTTGGCATAGATCAGTGCCGGATCTGTCTCTTCCGTTGCAGTGGCACGGCTTTCACCATGACCGAACAGACAGCGACGAGCATAACCGGTCTCCATGAATGACCAGAACTGGTCCTCGGTGGAGCCACCGTCGAGCAGCTTTGAAGGGGCGCCGAACAGCAGCATGTTGGCTGGCGTCTTGCCATCCATATCTTCGCCACGCTGGTTCTCAGCGTTCTGCTTGGTGAGCTTGAGCTTGGTCTTGCCCTGATCGAACAGTTCCAGGAACACGGTCAGGACCTCGGTCGAGTTGATCAGGTTGAGTCCGATCTCATCGACTTGGAAGTTGATGGCTCCTGCACCGCTCATGAGCAGCTTCTGACGCAGCTGCTTGACGGCCGGAGTTGTGCCGGAGTCGAACGTGAATGGATAAGGCCCCAGTCCCTGATAGGACTTCTCAGCCTTATTGAACTCTTCTTGTGGATCGGTTCCATTGTGGCCGGCACGACGATTGGCAATCTTCCACAACTCGTTTTCCGTGATGTGAGGAAGCGTGTTATCCATGAACCGACGGCGGAATGGGGCGAGGAATTCCTCTTCCATGATGCCGATCGAATGACCCTTGCCGAAGCCTGAGGTGGCCAGCAGTAGAGCATAGAGATTGACCGGGATTTCACCGCGATCTTTTGTAGCGATGACAGCTCGCATCGAGGCAGCCATCTTGGCAAGGAAATAGGCGACCTCAACGCGAAAGAAGCTGAGGTCCTTGTTCTGAGTCTTGTTTGCGAGGACTTCTGAAATTTCCTCAATGGCCGGGTGATGAGTCACCCCCGTTAAATCGATCATGCTCACCCCCGTGAGATGTTGATGGGAAAGCAGCTGGGAATATTTCATCCCAGCCACCGTTGGCTCAGGTCAGGAGCTGAAGATGGCGCCCAGCAAGTCGTTGCTGAGTTCCGTTGCTCCTGGTTCGAGACCGAGCCTGTCTTTCTGCGTGCAAGCGTGAAAAGCGGGGCAATAAGCACACGCCTTGGGCTCACCTGGAATGGTGACGATCACGCCCTTACCGCCCTTCTCGGCCTGGAACTTGCGAGCCTCGTTGAGGTCATCGAAGTTCTTGGTCGAACGGGCATTAGGATCCTTGGCTTTTACCGGATCGGAAAAGAACTTGAACTTGGGCGATGAGCGCCAGAGCTCTTCGTCCGTGCATTCCGGGATCTCGGATTCCGGTGCATCCTTGTAGCGTTCGATCAGGAGCAGCCGGCTACGAATCCAGCTCTCTGTCTCCTTCTCGGAAGTTAGAGGAATGTCCTTGTACTCTACACGCTTCTGAGGATAGGCCGGGTTCGTCTTCACCATAGACTTCTGCCAGTCAGTGAAGATGAAATTGATCCGGATGTAATCCTCTTCGATCTTGTCCTTGTGGAGCCAGCGGTAGATGCTTCCCTGACGGGAATAATCATCATCTTTGGTTCCCTTGATCCAGGACCAGACAGAGGTGGACTTGAAGTCCTGAACGATGCCTTCGGCAACCATGTCGAACTTGCCACCGATAATGTAGGTGGTGCCATTCACTTCGATTTCCCGGAAACCTCGTTGCTCGAAGTAAACCGGGATGATGTCGTTGCTGGCCCTGAGCTGTTCAGGCGACGGATTGACTACGATCCGATCGATGATGTCCTTGCTGTAGCCAAGGAGCTTCAAAGAGCTTTCCTTGTTGTTGAGCCAGGCATGTTCGATAGCCGTATGGATGGCATGGCCCATTGCCCGAGCAATGTACTCGGACACATCAGGGGTCTGCTTTTCCTTGGGCACACGCTTCGACAGAATGAGCTGTCGAGTAGGCTTCATCAGCGAGGTAGCCGAGACATAGTTCGGCTTGTCGATGTAGTCGTAGTCATCACTCAAAAGCCAGACAGCTAAGGGTAATGACACATCAAGATTGTTAGAAACTCTCATTAGATGAGTCCCATCATTCTGTTGGTTTTGGCAAATGGACCGTGAAGATCATTGGCCGCTTTGTCGTACGCAAGTGCAGCAGCAACAGGATCTTTATAGGAACCAAGCCTAACTTCCTTACGGTTACAAGTTATCTTGGCCACGTAAGAGCCGTGCTTATTTAGCGATACGCCCTTGAAGCCGGACGTATTGTTGCCGCGAACAACACCATTGCGATTGTTCTGCATGTGCGTGCAGGGTCTCAGATTGACGATCTTGTTATTGGATCGACAATTGTCCCGGTGGTCGATGCGATCTACCCAGACGCCATGAGTTATGTACCAAGCTAGGCGGTGACCGTAGTACAGCTTGCCTTCAAATCGGATCTGAAGGTAGCCGCTGGTCTTTGAAATGCTGCCTGCCAGATTGCCCTCACGAGCACGGGCATTCACATTCCGAAGCCACCGGAACTCTCCGGTGGTCGGGTTGTAGGACAGCGCTTTTACAAGCCTATCGAGGTGACTCATCGGAGCCCCTCGTCGTGCAGAAGCCAAACTGCGATCGGTAAGCTGATGTCGAGATTATTGGAGACTCTCATTTGAGTTTGGCTCCTCTCCAGACGACACGCTGACCTTCGATGAGTTCCTTTGCCGACTGTTGGAGCTCTTCGAGAAGCTCGGGGTCAGTGACAATGGTAGCTCCAGTTGACGGGAGTCCTCCTGCCGGGAGACCGGTGAGTGATTGTGATTCATATTCCTGATCCTTCAGGATCCGGTCAGCCACGAGCTTGGTGTAACCAACAATGTCGTGCCAGCTGTCGTGGTAGTTTGGATCCCCATTGAGGATGCGGCCCATCTTGTGAGCCAGCATTTCCAGGGATTCCTTCATATCGTCTGCGAGAGAATCCCAGTTGCGACCAAGCATCATCGCACGCTTGATAGCCTGCGTGATCTTTGCATGGTCGGTGAACTCACCGTAACGGGTTCCCCGTTCAGCGAGAGTGGCGTCAATATCAGCCGGCTGCATTCTGGAGTTCCCCAACGCCTTCCATGAACTTGGCCTGGGTCATGTGACCGAGGTAGCTCACGCCGATGATAAAGACATCGTGGACTTGGGTATTGGGGCTACCCATGCGCTCGAATAGGCGCATCTGGATGCCTTGCTGAGCCATACCGATGTGCTTGGCTGTGACGTTGCGATCATCACCAGTAAGGGTGGTGTTGATGTTCATCTGTTCGATCTCTTCGGATCCCTCACGGGTGAAGATGACCATGCCCGACACCAGATGATAGTGCTGGGGCTTGTTTGCTTTGGACATGCATGTCTCCTGTGCCGGAAGACAGAGGTCAACCGGGGTATTGGAACCAGAAAAAGGAATGACAGTGGGTGGCTGCTAACCTTGGGTCAGGCAGCCAATCCCGTCTGCTTGGTTACGTGCTCTTCGATGACATTGAGAATGTCTGCCTCTGTTGCTCCGTTGGGGAGCGTTATCTCTGTCGTCCAGTTGGGGTAGAAGAGACCCAAACTTCCCCCGAGCTTCACCTGTGGGTGGTAAATCTCAGGATGGTTTTGCCATCTGACGGCATCAACTAGATGAGTGTTGGCATAGACGATAACTTTAATGTCGTCCTGCATCAAGAAATATCCTGCGTCATGGATTTGAGCACAGGGTTTTATCGACAGTCTGTGAACACTCTTTCGGACTTTGCCCATAAACTCTGAGCCAGCACGGGAATTGAGCAGACACCAGCTCTGTCCCAGGGCATTGCCAGCAGTCCTCCCTTCAGCTTCAGCAGCTTGTGGGGTGGCCTTGGCTCCACGAATAACCTGAGCCAGCAGAGGTGTGCGGAGTCTCAGGCCAAAAGCGATGGTGATGTATCCATCCTTGGTAGCCTGATCGAGCTTGTCCGAGACCCATTGGTCACTGACCGCATAGAGCTCGTGATACCTTGCCTCGATTGTTTTAGCCTTCTCTTCCGAGAAGCCACAGTTCTTGACGAGTGTGGACCATGTTCCCTGATAAGTATGCTTTTCCTGTGCCCCCTCTCAATAAATGAGAGGGGGCTAGCAGGTTAGAGCAAAGGTAGGGGCTTTGCTCTCTTGTCGATCCTTAGCGTAGAGAAATTGAACAGAGTTGATCCGGGCAACATTGTGCTCGGAGACCGAGACCTCCGATACAGATTCGATTGGTTCAGTAATTCTTAGCACCATTTATGCGCGCTCTCTTAATTCGTTGATCCATAAGTGAGTTATCTAGCTCGTTTTCCAGCCCAGTTTCCCTAGCTAACTTACGAAGCTTCACAGACAGAAATGGAACCTTGTAAGGCACCCGGAGGCAAACATCTGCGTATGATTCACCGGAGATGACATCATTTAGGCAGTCCAAAAACTCCTGCCTCGTGAGCTTGTTTGTGTATGTTCTAAGGCCTGTTCTTATGGCGTGAAGTTTATTGCCTAAACTGTCTACCCATTCCAAATTGCCTACGTCGTTATTTTGCCGGTTGCCATCCTTATGGTTTACTTCCGGCAATTGCTTAGGATTGGGAATATAAGCTTGGGCGACTAAGCGATGAACGTAGAAAGATGTGCCCTTATTTTCTTTCCAGAGGTTAACCTGGAGGTATCGCGTATCTTTATGTGGGTAGGGAGTAAGCAACTTGCCCCACTTAGGGATGGCTACCTTGTCGGCCCCAATCACTACACGATCTAATGATCTCACCTGACCGCATTGGCTAACTTCGTAGGAACCCTCATAACCCAGAATTGGAGAGAAGTGCATACAACTCTGCTCCTGTCACTTCATTGCCTAGATAATTTATAACTTCATTGGCATGAAAATAGACATTCTTGCCGCCAACTTTCGCAATGTAACAAGGAACATTGTCTTGAGCAATCTCAATGTCAGGCATTGAGTCGCTAAAGTATGATTGAGCACGAAGGCAGTGGCCGTCGAACCCGTCAGTATAGACGCGCAATTTAGCAGGGTCTTTGGTGGTCAGAGCTGAGATGCGATCCTCAAGGGAGTCAAAATCCAGTCCTGCAAAGATCCAGCCATCGGGTGCCTCGAAGCAGCTTTTGATGAGCTTGCCCAGGCTGAGCTTGTTGCCTTTCATGTACGGCGCCAGAATGGCCCCATAGAGCTTCATGAGATACTCGGAGATGAGCATCATCACATTGGCCGGCAGGTTCTGGAGATTAGGCCCAGAGGAGCTTAGACGGCCGCTCTTGGTTCCTCCAAGATTGAAATTGCCAAAGAGGTAATGCCAGCCATCCCGACCTTGTTGAGCACTCTTCAGGGATGGGATAAAGTCGGTGATGATCTTGTTGACCGCCTTGAAGTCGATCAGTGCTCCAAGGAATTCCAGAGTATCTGCGTCCTTGGTGTGATTCCTCAGATTCTTCAGCGTGTCGCCGTCTGTCGACGGCTGCCCCGCATCAGTCAGACCCAGGACAGGGAGTTCCAGTACCTCGAACAGGAGTTCTTGGAGCTGGGGGTTGGAGTTCGGATTGAACTCCACGGCCTGGGTCTCGTCATCCTCGAATGCGATCTGCTTCTTTTTCAAAGCCTCGTTACGCTTGGCTACGTGCTTATGACGCAGCAGATGGTTGTAGTGCTGGATGACCTTGGAATGCCCCAAGGTCTGAAGCGCTGAGCCCTCGATGTCATTGAGGATCTGTTCGACCTTCAGGACCTGGTTCATGTTCACCGGCATGCCAGTGAGCTGCATCTGGATAATATCCAGCATTGCAGGCTGGAACAGGTCCCGGTAAACCAGCAACTGCTGGTCTGCTACGAGAGTGTCCCAGTGCTTTTCATAAACATGCCATGTGGAAAGGCTGTCGACGAGATTGTATTTGAGCAGCTCAGGTTGAGGGATCCGGCGGATATCCTTGATTTCATCCTGAGCATAATTGCCCGCAAAGTCCTGAGCCTGATCTTTCAGGCTCAGCTTATTGCCAGCACATGAGTTGGTTGCGAGGTAGGTGATGAGCTTGGTGCAATCCCAACCACCACTATCGCCCAACATGATATCCATGCCGTAGAGCAGACCTTCCTGATCCAGGAGATGCTCCATGAAGAGCTGATAGATCAGGACGTAAACGTCATAGCCGATGTTGTGCCATTTGAACTCTACGCCGAGCTCACGGGCCACGATGAAGAATTCCTTCAACATTGCCCGACGGTAAGCATGAGGCACCTGAATGCCGTGCTGGCCCAGCTCATTCTTCTGGTTCGGATCAGCGGGATCGATCGGCAAATAATCTACCGGAAAAGCAATGCCTTCATGCTTGGACCAGGCAAACGAAATAGTGCCGATGCCGGCATCATAGTGCTTGAGGCTGAATGCCTCGATATCCGCGGTCAGTGGCTTGCCCTGTTCCAACAGCTTACGAAGCCACTGTTCGATGCCTTTGTCTGTGGTGGGGTAGGCGGCGAACTTGATAATGTTCTGGCCAGGTACCTTGTAACCACCGGCAATGTGATCGATCAGGGCATTCATTCCCGTGGCGATCTTGGCTGTCACTGCTTCGGGATCATAGAATACCGCGGCATAGTTGGGCACATAGACAACCTTGAAGTCGCCCAGAGCACAGTCCACGACGTAGCCGAGGTTGGCTTCCACTTTGGGAAGCTTGGTTAGGACCTTGAAATAGTCAGCGTCTGCAACCAGCAGGTATTTGGTGCCCAGATCCGTCAGGGTTGGTTCGAGCTCTTCAGCAAACCATGCCTTGATCTCTCCGGCCGACGGCTTCTTTTTACCTTCGGACTTGAAGGTCTCCACCACGAGAAGGTCATTCTCGTTGAATGGGTATGGATCGGTGTAGTGCTTGCGAATGTCGTCCTTGCGAATCTTGGGAACCAGTAGGACCACAGGATAGTGGGTGAGTTCGGGATCTGCGAACGACAGGTAACGCATTAGTAAATCAGCCTTGCTGCTGTGAAGAATTCCAGCTTGGGAATGATCTTCAGATATTGGCGGTATGCCCTGCTTCCTGGTTCGATATTCCAGGCTTCAGGGCGAGTTCTTGGCAGCTTGATCCAGTCGTAATCAGCACATTGGATCAGGCATTCTGGCAGGGCGTCTCTCAGGTCTTGAGTGGTCTGACTATTCTGAACCAGGGGTAGGAGACCCTGCTTGATCAGTTGAATGTCATCAGACACCTGCTTGTGGCTGAGCCTGAGGGCCTCACCTTCTTCTTCTAGTGAGGGGTCCAAGGCAGGCCAGAGACTTCCTTTGGGCGCTTGAGAATGCTTAAGCAGATATCCTCTGTGCAGCACTCCCAGAGCGGTGTTGTTGGCAGTCTTTTGGTTGAGGATAACCAAACGATCTATCGCGGCTTGAATCCTTCGAGCTTCGCCCCGGGAGATGGATTCGAGCATGGCATCGAGAAGAACCATGACGGTCTCCTAAAAGTGAAGACCTCCGTATTTGTCAGCGAGATTCCCGTAGAGGAATATCCGATGCCTTGGCCGACTGAGAGCCACGTAAAGCATACGGGCTACCATGTTCGGATTGGGGCATGTGCTGATGTTTCCGAGATCCACGAACACGGAATCGTAGGTAGAACCTTGCGACTTGTGGACGGTGCTGGAATCTAGTGGACGGAGATCGGGGAATGTCCCCTTGAGGTTGAAATATTCGGGCCACTGCTTCCTTCGCTGGTAATACTTGACCAGCTTGTTGAAGTGATCCCGGTCGACAGGGATAGGAACTTTCTCGACGTAACCACCACTGCTCATACCGAGTGTGGCATAAACAACTTCGAGTTTGGTTCCTGCCGTATCGACTTCGATGAAGGTTGACCTGTGCGCCAGCTCAATGACCTCGAGCTCTTGCTCGATCGAGATTCGCTTCTTGCCGATGTTGACCATGGAGTTGCTGACTAGGAGCTCACCGACGGTGTATTCATCGGGCAGGTGACGCAGGCTTCGAATGTGATCGTTGAACTGGTTCACCCGGGCGTTGGTATATGAAAGGATCTTGGACGCCTTGGTTTGCTGAGCAAAGGTCTGATCAATCATGCTCTGCATCTGATCATCGTCGAGCCAGTCGATGACACCAGGCTTGATCTCGATCGGATAGAATTCGTTGTTCTCAACCTGATACCGGAGCTGTTCGTGCAGAGCCTTGAACTCAGGAACACTGGTTCGCATCTGTTCGGTCAGCTCATAAGTGCGGATATTGAGCTTATCGACTGGACAGATAGCTTCGGTGACCGGGCTGAGCTGGCAATGATCTCCGACGTAGATAATCTTGCAGTCGATGGCAGCATCACGGACAGCATTGAGCATGCCGGTATCCATCATGGTGTACTCGTCGACGAAGATGATCTTCTTCTCGTGAGGCTTCCAGTCGTTGCGACGGGTAAGCTTGGTTTCGCCCGTGCTGTAATCTTCTGTGACCTTGAGGCACAGCAGGGAAGCCAGAGTCGAGGTCGGACGTTGGGTGGCAATAGCCAGTACCTCGGCTGCCTTGTTGGTCGTGGCGGTCATGTGAACGCCATCGTACTTGGGCTCGATGCCCATGATTCCGCAGAGCTCGAAGTACCGCGGCATGATGCTGTCGATCATGTTGCTCATGAGGTGGGTCTTACCGGTGCCGCCGGGACCCGAGACTTTCATCTCTCTCTCATTGTCAGCCAGTAGGAATTCCAGAAACCCTTCAGCCGCAGCGGATTGTCCCTGGTTCAGGGTTGATGTCATTTAGATTTCCTCGGGGATGGTTGTGGGAGCCAGGGAAAGAAGAGGAACTTTCCCCGGCTCGACCACTCAAACGAACGGTGTCAGGTCAGGTGGGCTGTAATTTTTTCCTTTAGAAATCTTGCCGTTCGGAAGCAGGACGGGCTTGCCGTCTTCGAACTTGGAATAGTTGGAGCGATTGACCTCGGCCAGACCACCGGGAGCATCCATACCAGCAAGGACAGCAGTGCCGGTAGCTGTCACGAGCTGATCACAGATGGCATCGAAGAACTGGTGACGATCATCCTCATGCAGGATGAGGAACGGCTCAGCTCCCTTGTTCTTGAAGTGATTGGCGAGATTGGTGATTGCCGATCGAGCAGCTTCCTTGAGACGATCGCCGGTGTAATTGATGGGCGTGAGCTCATCGATCATTTCACCAACTTCTTCGAAGTGTACACCCATCTGGACGTAGAAGTTGGCCAGGGTAGGCTCAGGCTTGGCAGCCTTGAACCAGTTGGCGGTGTCTTCAAGCGGCAAGGGACTTCTCCTGTTCAGCGAGGTATCGCTCCATCAAGAGATTCTTGATGTAGGTTTTGATGGGAGTGTGGGCACCTAGCTGGGATTCCAACCAGGTCTTTTGGTCTTGGCTCATGGACAGATAGATATCTTCCATAAAAGCCCGCCGAGTGTCAGCAGGTTGAACACCAAGGGCATGAAGCCTCTGGGTAACCGTAGAAGTGTGGCAGCCAAGTGTCTCAGCGATGGTGGCGAGTGACAGTCCGACGCTGTTCAAACGAACCAAGTCGGAATCTGTCACCCTTCTGTTTGAACGGTAAACGTCAGTCATGCGATAAACCCTGTGCAATTATCAACTCTGTCTTAGTTGAGTTTGCACAGAATGCCTAGAGTTTTGAAGATTCACCCGGCAAAGTTATCGATGACCCGACGAATCACATGAACTGATACCCCGAGCTGGCGAGCAATCTCGGCCTTGGAGTGACCCAGACCACGGAGTCTTGCGACTTCGAGATCACGGCTCTTACGGATCTTGTCAGCATCTGAGATAGTCTCTGCAAAGCTGCTGGCCTTGTCTGCGTGCAGCATCTTGGACAGGCTCTGGGCCTTGCGGGAGACCTTCACCTTGGGCTCCTCACCGATGATGTCGAGCATCATGCGGACTTCGGCTTGGGATACACCAAGCACCTCCCAGCTGACCTTGTGCTTCTTCTTGAGGGCACGAAGATCATAGGCAGCAGCTCGGCGGATATCGCCAGGAGTTTCAAGACCCATCAGATCATTGCAGATCTCTCGGGCTTGCTCCTTGCGAGTAGGAACGATGTAAGGGTTCAGCACAGGCTTGGTTTCCCCAGCTGGTTCGACAGGAGCTGCTTCGAGCTCTGGCTCAATGGTTGGTTGTGGGGCTGGTAGGCGCCTTGCGAACAGGCGCATGAAATTGGGTAGTCTGTGTCGGAATCGCATTTAGATTTCCTTCAGCAAGACCGCAGCACAGAGCCCAAGGAAAACCGCAGGTTTTCCTGACAGGCTCGAGTGTGCGTAGGTCTTGCGGTTATGCTGCCTTGAGCGTGGTAACAGGAACCATGGAAGGATCTTCGATGGTCACCTTGAATGTGCGGCCGTCGGCAAAGATGATGTCGCGTTCTATGGCACGAACACACTTGTCTTCGATAAGGTCGGCAGCCAGACCGAGCATGACCTGATCGGTCACCTCAGCGACCTTGCGGAAACGCTGGCCAGGCTTCTTGATAACGATCCAGAACGTACCGTCCTTGGGGTCGATCTGGACGGTGAACTGCTTGCTGGGATTCATGGGAGGATTTCTCTCTAATGGTCAGGAACGAAGCCAAGAAAAAGCTTAGCTTTCCTCAGATGCCTCGGACGTTCTGGAGATGATCGTGTTGCTGCCTGAAGCAACGATAGGACCCGTTCCAGCGATGCCGACCCACGATCCGGTAGATCTGTGAGGTAGGGTCTTGAGATTTTTTGCGACCATCAAGGCGAATGTCGAAACCACATTCGTACTCAAGGCGTTGCATGTACTTCAGGAGTGTCTGTTGGTCTGGGATAAGCCGCTGTTGAATGGCAACCGAGGCTGATAATCCACGGGGAGCCAGTGCCAGGAGAATCAATCTTCTTGCCCTGGTTCCCTTAGGTGGACTGACGAAACCATACCTCACGATATAGTGCCGACGGTCTCTCATCCCGGGATGAACTCATTGGGCAACTGCTTACGGAGCTGTCGCCAGCCTACGAAATTGCCGTGCTCCTTGGCATTGGCCCACTTACCCCCCAGACCACCAAACATGGTGTTAGGCTCATCAGGTGTCGCCTGATGTTCCGCTGGTGATGCGTGAAGGGGCTGGCTGACGACGAGCTTCTCGTAGAGAGCAATGTCTTCCTCGACAGTGGTCTGCCGGCCATCATGGGTCAGATAGCTGACACGAGCACAACGAGCGACGGAGACTTTCTTCATTACCTCCAGCCAGCTACCATCAACTGTGTTGCCGTGATTTAGTCCAACTTCGTGATCATCATAATTAATGTAGGGTAAGTGCCAATCACCTGCTTGTAACAGCTCTGGGTCACTCTGAGCCAAGGCAGCCATCATGGCTTCGGCGAGTGCCTTGATCTCAGGCTGAGCATCAGCGTGAGCACGAAGAGCGAAGAAATTCGCCCATTCGGTTCCGGAACACACGACATTGATGTGTGCCCACGGCTCAAGAATGCGATTGGCAATCTGCTTGTGCAAGCCATTGCTGACCAACCATTCAGCCTTACTGATCATCTGTTCCATGGCGTCGAGCCAGATGGACTGGCAGACGCCGATGGCTTCTGGATCAAGCTCTGCTCCGGCCTGCATACCAGGCTTATTGGAGCCCCAGTAAACTGGCATTGCCGGATCACGGCGAATATCTTCGATCATCCGTCCCACCGGTATTGCACGGGAGCTGGAAGCGTTTCGGCTGAAGACCCTATGGGTCATAAATTCCGAATGCACCATACGAGGATAGCGCAATTGAAATGTGGTGAGGCGCTTTCCCTCAGGGGAAACGCTGTCTGCGATCACGATTGCTGAAATTGTCATGTCTGTTCCATACGAAGAGACCGGAGAGTTCCCTCCCCGGTCTGATATTTTCAAACAAATGTCTAGTCTGTTTGAGGTGAGCGCCCACAATCTTTGAGATTGTCAGGCTTGAGCTACCACTTATATCCCGGACACTCGAACTCTGTCTCGCTGTATGGGCGATCACAGAGCACTCTGCCGACATAGTTCACCGTGGCAAAGCCTGGTACGATGTAGAGCTTTCCTTCACAGTCCACGACTGTCCAGACATAGCGAGGATCAACGTCTGAACCGATCGTGCCGTGATCACGGATGATGGACCCGTCGGGTGCGGAGATAGGCTTGTAGCGTCTCTCGAAGACAAAATAGCCGCCGGCTCTGGACCGCTTGCGAATGCGGATAGGCGCCTTGATGACCTTAGGCTGCTGCATTGCTCAGATCCTGATTCAGTTCATCAAAGCCACCGACCATCTTGAGAACCAAGGGAAGCGTCTGGCGTCCGATCGATGCAGGCAGAGCACCGAGCTCAGGCACATTCATGATGTTGTGCTCGGCATAAGTCAGTCCCTTCTGGTTCAGAAGTTCCTTGGCCTTGTCGCAATAAGGACAGTTGTCCATGGTAACGATGATGTAGTCTTTCACTCGTGAACTCCGTGATAAGTCTGTGTGGAGAGATTTAAGCTTTATATGTAGGAAGTCTCCAAACTTCTGGAGATTCCCCCATGTCAAGTGCAAAAGTCAGGGTAGCTGTTCCAGCTGTTTGGACTGATATCTCAGGTGCGGCTGCCAATGTGGCCGGTATGTCGTGGTATAACGACCCACGTTTCAGCTTTGGTCCAGTTGCTTTGGCATTTCAAGCCACCAGTCCTGTCTATGGTGATCCTTTTGTCACGCTTCAGCGTGGGGATTCCTGGTATGACAAGGCTGGGTCAGCAAAGATCTGGGCGATGAAGCTCAGCGATCAGCCTGTTCTTCTCACTGGCATGGCGGACTGAACCAAATGGGCCACTCTCGCACACTCAATCGACCCGTGACAGGTGACGGTGGCCTGTTTTCATATGGCTTTGCAGGCGCCCGTGGCAGAGTCGGAGGTGGTACTCCTGCGCCGACCCCGACGCCTACACCTTCTACAGCTGACTTCTATGTAGCAGACAGCGGAAGTGGTGATGGCTTGAGCGCTGCCACTCCTGGCAATTTCTCTACTGTCTGGGCTGCTGCTTCGGACGGTAAGACGATCAAGCTGGTAGGCGACACTACCGTTCCTTCGTCGCACGTCTGGGACAAATCAGTTACGCTATTTGCGGACAAGGGTTCTGCTGACGCCAATCCTCTTGGCGATGGTGCTCCCCTGGCAAATTGTCGCTTCACTCGACCCATGAAGCTGAAGTTCTCACCGCCTCTTGCAGCCGGTCCGATAACGGATCCTAATGCTTGCATTTCTGGTGTTGCTGCCGGCAAAACGCTCACACTCAAGGACGGCATCAAATGTGTATTTGAGTACTGGCCGAGTGCAGGTCAAACCTGGGCACAGTATAACCTTATCCTGATCAGCGGTGCTCCGACTGCTAAGCCTCTCATTACAGGGCTGAGCTACACCTCCGGTATTGTTATCGATGGGGCAGAAGTCTTCCACGGTTACGGGCCGACCTTCTTGCCTTACGACCCGACGGTGAAGCTGCCAGAGTTCGACTCGCCCGCCAAGTTCCGGATCGACCTTGCCACCGGCCAGACCATTGCCGACGCTGCTGGGTCGTACACTGGTTGGGGCGATCCAGTTACCACCAACTATAACACTCCGTTCTATGGTCCTTTGGTTCTTGGTGGACAGTGGGCACTGGTGGATATCAAGAATGGATATTTCCACGACTTCCGCGAGTTCTCGAAGCTCAACATCTCGACCACGGGTATGGTGCATATTCGGGATAACTGGTTCGAACGCAGCATCGGTGATTTTGTTCGGACGCAGATTGGCTCTGGATCCGGCCAATTCACAGGCATCTTCAAGTTCGAACGGAATATCGTTCTCGACGTGATCGGTAATGCTCGTGATGCAGGCAATCCGCACTCGGATGCTACCCAGCTATATGCAATGACCGCTGTGGCCGGGAACGATGTCAACAACCCATTTAAGATCATTCGTCCAGAAGCTAATAACAATTTCTACGGCATTACCCGTAAGGGTAGTCGGGCGCAGCTTCAGACGCATTTCTGGCAAGCTTCAGACAGCCACCAGAACACGGACAAGGCGGTTGTTGATCAGGGGATCGTTCGCAACAATGTGGCGATCGGTCTCGGCTACAAGCTGTTTTACGCCGATGCTTCGCGTGACATGTATATCCGCAACAATATCGGTGTGTTGCCTACCTGGTGGGCACCGCCAGATGGGGCGAACATCTGCGATATCCGTGTGGACAGGACCTACAACGGCTCTTCTGGCGGAATACCGTACACGGTCAGCTATTCAGACAGCGAAGCCCTGGTTGCAAATACCATTGCTGAAGGGCTCACTGGTAACGCCACGCTTCGAGTTGAGAACAACCTGACCACAGGTTTGCAGGGATCGAGCGTCTCTCACGCAACGATCTTCGCTGATCCCTCGGATCCTGGTTCGACAATCCTGTCCCCGCATGCGCTCTTCGAAAAATATAAGCCATTGGCTGCTCATGCTACCAAGGGACCACAGTTCTCTTCATTGCGAGCACTGATTGCTCACAATGGGGATTTCACCGGAGAGCGTCCACACATTGGGCCTCTGGATCAGATTGGTGTAGCCGCAAACACCCTGACCACTTCCAATATGTTTGTGATCCATGGGGGTGACGTAGGGGATACGTTGAGCCTGATCTGTCCGGTTGGTCTGGAATGGAGAACACTCGAGCCAGTTGACCGGACTACAGTCATCACCGATTGGAACAGTGCTAACGCCAGTGTGCCCGTCGGCAAGCTCATGCAGTTCCGCATGACCAGTGCAGCATCAGGTAGCGCCATCACGAAGACTGTTACATTGGGTGACAGCACTTTTGATTGGCGCCTGGATTCGGTTACGGCTTACGCCTATCCGCAAATCCTGATGGATCCAGCCACGCCTGATACTTTCGGGCCGGCATCTTCTCAGACACTTTCAGCAAGTGCCGGTACTACTGGTACGTTGGCCCTCATGCGGTTCAATGTGAATGAGAAGCCAACAGCGAATATTACCTTGTTTGGTTCGAGTGCAGGCACTCCCAAGGTGCTTGTCCAGATCCTCAGCACAGGACAAATTCGCGTATCTCTGGCAGCTGCCACCGGTTCAGCTTTTGCCCGAATTGAGAGCAATTTTGCTGGAGCCAACGGTGTGTGTGATGGTCTGGATCACGACATTCTCATATCTTGGGATACGTCGCAGACTGATCAGGCGCTTGGCCGTAGCCTCTACATTGATGGTGTCGATTCTAACAGCTCTGGGGCCACCTGGACTGCTGGCACTGTCGGATACGCTACAGCCATCAACACATATCGTATCGGTAACGTCGGCGCCGGTGGCAGAGACGTCAAGCTCGGTGCATTCATTCTTCGCTGCACGGAGCGTGTGGACATCACAGATGGTGCGAAGCGTGCTCTGTTTGCCGCGGATTATCTGCGTGAAGGCGGTGTTGGTCCATTCTCTTCACGTCCTGCATTCCTACTCACCGGTACTGCTGCCCAAACCAATGGTTGGAATGACGCAACCAATGGCATGAACTGGGGCACTGGCTTCAAGTTTAAGCCTGTGTCGCCATCTGCCGCTGTCGATGTAACAGGCTCAGCCTGGAGTTAAGTGACTAAGGCCAGTGTTAGTTTGAGCTAGCACTGGCCTACCCCTTCAGATGATCGCCGTTCTCGATGGCGGGTTGCTTCATGACCCTGATGGCGTTGGCGACGTCTGGAAAGCCAGTCTTGTCGGCATGGTCAGCCGCCATTTCCAGCCCTTCGTTGATCCCTGTCTGTCGGTCGGCAAGTAGGGCGCGGATAGCGGCGGCGGCTTGGTTTGGCAGCGCGTGATCTTCGTTGGCATAGGTCCCATCGCCATAATGCCCGTAAGCCACAGTATCGGCAGACTCCAACCGCTCGATCAGTTTGGCGTAGTCAGTCATGGCTTGGCTCCGGTTTGTAGGCGATGATCTGGTCTTCCCATGGAACCTTGTCATTCCAAATAAGGCTTGCCGCTGTGTCGCGCTGGCTAGCGTCAACCACACCGTCGCGCATCATGTAAATCGGCCTGCTATCCAGCGGCACCGGACACGGCCCGCCATCATGCTCAATCCACCCTTCCGCCTTCATCGCTTCACTGAGCATCGGGGGTCTCCTTGAGGGCTTGGCGGCAAGCATCGTGATAGCCACAACAGCTTTCACCACATTGGCCGGGGCAGTCGCGCCAGTCGTCGGGGCCTGCGCCTCTCTGATAGCGCGACAGCTCCCCCTCCAACCCCTCAATCCTCGCCCGCAATTCATCCAGCTTGGCGGCGATGATGGCGGCGGCGGCTTGGTCGTCTGCGTTATCTGGGGCATCAGGATCAGAAAAAGGGTAATTTCGGTACGCCTTGCGCGCCTCCCGCCACAGTTCCATTGCTTCGGTGTTGTCAGTCATGGCGGGTGTCCTCCTTACGAGGGCCGCGCACTTGATGAGCCATCACCGGCCAAGTATCGCCGCACTTATCGCAGTGCTGAAAGCGCCAGTCGCCATAGCCATTCCACCAGAGATGCTTGCTATGCGTCAGCCAGCACCAAATTTGCTTGATGATGAACATCACCCCACCTCCTTAACCGCTAGGCCGTGGCGGGCGAGGGCTTGCATGTAATCAACCATGATCTTGTCCTTTCAGGAGGGCGCGGACTTCGAGGCCCTTGGCGCTCAGAGGCCATTCGATTGCGGTGTGCGGGCTGTAAAACGCTCCTACTCCGGGGCGATACTTCACCAACCCGCGATTACGTAGAGCCTCCAACGTTGCCATCGACGCCCAACCGTAGGCTGAACCGCCCGCGTTCTTGTGCAGCAAGGCTTTGCGCATTGTCGCACTCAGCCCCTTCGCGATCTCTTCAGCTTTGGTCATGGCTTGTCCTTTGGGGTGTGGTGGTCGCACGTCTCATTGTGTTCTGTGGTCACGATCTGATGCCAGCGCATCGCGCCTATTCCGCGCATCCCAGATTGCTTCTCGCATTTACCCATCGCGCCCCCACCACCGGCACGTCCCACACGCAGGCGCTTCAACCATTGTCCGTCTCCTTGTCCTCGTATTGGGAGAGGGCGGCGAGGATCAAAGGACGCGCTTCGTCCAGTTTCTCCAGCTTCCACCACCCTTCACCCCAACCCATGGCGGCCTTCACTGCCCGCGCAGCCTCTACCAGCGCTTGCTCTCGGGGGGTCATGGCTTGTCCGTCTCCTTGAGGGCTGCGAGGGCTTTCCAAGACATCTGCATGGGGCAGGTCATCACAGGCGCATTGGCCCCGCTGCAATCACCGTTACAGACCGGACAGCCGAACGACCGGAACACCCGCAACGCCTCCACCAGTTCGCTCTGCACTGGACGGGCGGCTTCGATGCGGTGCCGGGCGAAGGCATCGAGCACGAAGTGGCGAGGCGCGTCCTTGAGTATGCGGGGCAGGCTGTGCCCGTTACCGCACAGGATCGCTGCCAGTTCGATGGCTGCGCGACGATCCGCTTCAGTCACCTCTACAGGCGTTGCGTTGGTCATGTCGGTTCTCCCGGTGGTGGTGGAAGCGGCACACCCCGCCCCGCCAGCGTGAATTGATCCCTGGCAGCACGAACCTGCAAAGCGGCTTCGATCCACCAACGGTAGAGGCCAAGCAGGGGGATTAGCGCGATCATTGGGGGCCTCGCGCTTTGGTGAGGGCGGCGCGGGCGTTTCTGAGGACAGTCTGAGTAACGAATGGCCGGTGAAGTTTTGCCCAATCCTCGCAAGCGATAAGGCCGTGCGGGACATGCCGATCAACCCACTCGCGGAGTGCCGATATCTCGGCAACGGCATCCTCCAACGCCTCAAGAAGTTCTGGTGCGGCGGCTATCAGGCGAGCGTTGGCGATAACACGGCTATAATCGCCGCTTTCAATCTCAGTTGGCCAAGGCAGGGCGTATCCGACGAGACCGCCAAGATTGTCACCGATGATGGGGACACCAAAATCAGGGCCTTCAGTCTCCACTAGCTGTGTCAACCAAGGCCCCGGAGTGTGCCCACCCTCGGGCGCGTCAGGGGTGGTCATGCTGCTTGCTCCGAAAACTTGTCTCGGAACCAATCGACCAGCTCGTAGCCAATCAGACAAAGGAGGACGAACAAGGCAGGAATCATTATGACGAAGAGCACGCTATGTTTCCTTTCTGGTTCGCAGGTAGCGAAGCCGAATGTGAATGCCAATCCATACAAAGCCCATACAGTAGCTTTTTCAGACAGGCATTTTATCACATAAATTTGGTATGTTAGACGATTTCGCCTTGTCCCTTCACACGGGTGGGGTCACAGGTTCAATCCCTGTCGCGCCCACCACTTAAATCCCTGAAATTGCTAGGTTTTAAGTGGCTTGGTTGACCGAACCAAGGAAACCAAAATACGCCAAAACACGTCAAATTTCATACAAATCCATACAAAACGCATGCAGAGCCCAGACGGTGCAGCAGATAACTTCGGCACTAGGCGTTGCATGATTCGTTTGGCATAAGCTTCTCACACTTATGAGGAATGCTTATGCGGACGATGATTGTGTTGGGTCTGGGCCTGGCTCTGGGAGCATGCTCTTCGACAATGACCCAGGAACAGGCCATGGCTCGATATGGTACCACTGATCCTGCTACGATCGCTGCGATTCAGCAGAGGAACTACAATCAGACCATGAACAATCTGACTGCCATGAACAGTCAGATGCAACAGAACGTAGCCATGGGATGGGTTACCTTGAGCCAAGGGCAACAGCCCCCAGCTGTAGGCAATTACCAGTACCAGGGATCCGATGGATCATGGGTTTATTGTGTTCGTGTAAGCGCCAGTGTCGTCAACTGTCGGCAGTGAGGCATGAGCAATCTCAGGATACAGAGCATCTGACCAGAGTTTCCCGGAAGCAACCCAACCAGCATAGAAAGCTGGGAGGTCAGCTTCCGGGAGAGATGCTTCCAAGGCTGCATTCTCATAGGTTCCCGCGGTGAACAGAAGACCTGTCACCTCCAGCTCTGGATGAGCGACAGCAACTTCGTCGAAGTCCTCGAGTAGGATGCTCTTGAGGGATTGCATGGCAAGACTCCGTGAAAGTTCCCACGTTGAGTCTTGCTACTCTGAAGTCAAGCCTTCCTCAGTTTGATCTTGGTCTTGGCCTCAGCTCTAGCAATGCCTGCGAGCTGGGCTTCATGGACTTTGTTGGCGATCTCTTCTGCATGGGTGTAGGTACGCTTCATCAGATTGACGTCAGCCCACCCACCAAAGGCAGCAGCAGCCTTCTCGTCGATAGAGTGCCTGACGTTCAGTTCCTGACCGAAGCCATGTCTGCCAGCAGCATGAAATGGGATGAATTCGATCTTGGCTTTCTCGATAGCCTTGTTCCAAGCCTTGCGAGGAGAAGATCTTTCGGCATAGCCGAATAGGCGCCGGTTACGATCGGTATGTTCCCAGCCTCTGGGATAGAGTTCAGGTGGCAGCTCTCTAAGTTCGGCCGCCAGCCATTCAGGGATATCGAGCCAGCGATCTCCCATTCCCTTGGCTCCAGGAATGCACAGCCTTGATCCGACAGAATCAAAATGGCTGGGGTGCATTTCCATAGCTTGAGAAATTCGAGCACCGGTAGCGAACATGGTCAGAGCCAGAGCTCTCACTCTTGGTTCGGCATGCTCGCAGAATTGGAGGATCCATTCCCATGAGCCAGGAGGATAGTGAGTACGGCCAGTTGAACCTCGTCTCTTGTCCTGCCTGGTTCGCTCCTGACGATCATAGCCCTTGATTTTAATGGGGGCACATTTGCCCAGATCATGGGCATTGTTGATGACAGATCGGACAGGAGTCAGAACCTGACGGGTCCATGTGACGGTACCAGCATCAGGGTAGATTTCTCGAGCGAGCTCTCTCACCATTTTGGGGGTGATCTCGATTAGGGGCTTTTCACCCCATTCTTCCAGTATCGGTATAAGATAGCCGGCGGTCTTGGCATTGGCCTCGTACAGCAGACAGGCTTCGGCAAAGGTGAATGCCTTTTCCTCTTCCTTGTCTGCTGCCTCGGGGCCCAGCAGGAAACGTCGGACTATCCTTGCTTCTTCTTGCCTGCACCACTCCCACGCACCTTGCTCTGATAGAGCTCCAGTGCTTTTCTGGTAGTAGTCTGAGATGGGCCGGCCTTCGTGCGTGACTCGACCTTTCGCCCACCATTTGGTGCCTCTGAGGTACGGTTCGAGCGGCACTTCTCACCTTCCTTGAGTATCAGTTCCATGTGACCCACGGTGATCAGCATGGTTCGTCCAAGCTTGATACGAGCACCGAGCTTGTTGGCCTTTTCCCTGAGGCTTCGCTCAGAGATGGTAATGCCCTTCTCGGCCAGCAACTCCACCCATTCGGATGGTTGCTTTCCATGCTCGATGACATGTGGAACAGTCGGGTTCAAGGGAATGAACGATCGGCCGATGAAGTCATGCACAGCCATGGGTCAGCCTCTCACTCAAAGATCGATGCCACTGGCTCATCAGCTTGGTTGGCGTATTTGCCAGTGTAGGCAGCTGGATGAGCGATCTGGTGGAATATCACTTGTGCGATTCCCGAACCAGCAGGGACGTGAATGAGTTCCGGGCCATTGAAGGTCAGTTCCAGGGTCAGATGCCCTGACCATCCTGGTTCGAGATTGGTGGTTCTACTGGCGTCGAGACCTACTCGGGCCCAAGTGGACTTGTTGAGCACATGACCCATCAAGTCATTAGGAACGTCAAAGCACTCCATTGAGGATGCCAGAGCGAATGAGCCATACTTTCTAGGTTGGCCTTCGATCTGATATTGAGCAGGCCGGCGAATTTCACCTGTAATGTGGTGATAAATCGGTGGCCAGAACCAGACTTCCTGCTTGATCCGAATGTCATAGCCACACTCGGTAAGCCCATGGCTGACGCCATTATGTTTGACTTTGTGGTCGAGCATGTCCTTGATAGGAGCTGCCTTGAGCAAGCTGGGTCCGTTGATGACCATAATATCAATCCAATATTAAATGAAAGCGCCGCTCAGTCTGTTCGGGAGTTTCCCCAGGCAGAGCGTGTTCTCTTAGGAATTGTTCGTGGGCTAAGTGATCTGACACTTGTTCAATGACTTCGCATTCCCAGTAATTGATCTCATCAAGCCGATCGTAGATCTTCTGGGAGACTTCCTTGCCCTTGGTTCCGTCTCGTTTCTGCCAGTAGAGGGCATCTACCCCAGCATCGTCGTCGATTGTCCAACCGTCTCCACGAGTGAACCACACCTCTGCAATAAGAGGCAGGCCACCTAGAACAGTGCATGGTCCCTCGGGCATGATCTTTCCTTAGTAGGTTGTGCAGCCGAACTGACCCTCGATCACCACACCGTTGTCGTTGATGAACTTGGTCAGCGCCATGATGTCGTCGAAGTGCCGACAACCCTTGCGATTGGACAGGTAATCCCAATAGTCACCATCCTCTTCGCAGCGGCGATCGGCCTTCCCCATCTGATTGTCTGTCAGAAGGTAATAGCCTTCGATCTCGCTCTCATCGACAGCGACGATAAGGTATTGGTAAACGGGCTTAGCCATCTCAGTGAACTCCAGTGAGTACGGAAAGCAGACGGGTATGCTCGAAGTCGAGCCTGCTCTGAGCTTTGTTCCGTTCTTTAGCGTCACGATGACCGGCACTTACATGCTCTCGGACAGCATACTCGAAATCAGCGATCAGCTTGAAGGCTGCACGCTTGGAAATGGCCATCAGTCTCGGTCCTCCCGAAGCATCTCACCGATACGGCAGCCGATAGCGTTGTAGATCCGTTCGATCTCACGCTGGTCTGCATCTTCGATGAGCCAGTTCTGGATGTAATCGACAGTCAGGATCTTGCTGAGCTGGGGAGTCATCGGAGCAGGCTTGGGAGCAGCCTTCACTTCTTCCACTGGTTCAGACGGAATGCTGTCCGACAGCTCGATCGCGGTATCTGGAATCTCAATGTTCTCAGGCGCCTGAGGCTGGCTGTTGAGCAGCTCGTCGAGCATCTGCTGGACCCAGTTCATGAGACCAGACTTGTCGGTGGGGATATCGATCTGGGAGTAGTCCTTGTTGACCTTCCCTGCATCAGCCTGAGTACCAAGGATCTTGGTATGGCCTTCTGCATCGACGGCGAGATAGAAAATCATCTAAATCTCTTTCTTTTCAGTTGACAATGTGAAGCATAGTCGCAATAACGGCGTAGCCGTTATTGGCGACACTCCAACATTATTGAGGAAATACTAATGGAACTCAGCACTATTGCTTGGATAGCACTGGACGTTGCCATCTGGCTGTTCGGAGACTGACCCAATCACCCCCGGATCACTCCGGGGGTTTTTGTTAGGCAGCCTGCTTATCTTCAACCGGAAGATCGAACCGAGCGTTCAGGTCTTCCTTGTTGACAGCAGGCAGATTGGCGACAATCATCTGGCCTACTACTTGCTCAACGAACGGCATAATTTCCGGCCACTCTTCCTGGATCTTTTTGATCGTATTCAACCGAGCAAGCATAGAAGTGAGCAAGCTTATATCTGTGTCCCTGTTCTGCTTCTCGGCATCGAGTTTGGCGATGTGAGCCAGAACGGAGACTTGATGCTCTTCAGACATTTGTGTGAACCTGGGCAGGTTTGCCTTGGGTCTGAAGTTTTCCAATTGCATGTAGCGAAAATCGCCATTCACGTTGCCGAGAGCCCAGTTGTTTATGATCTGGATCATACCGGGATGCTTCTCGGCCAGCTTGTCAGCTAGTGCTTCATCAGCTTTGGACACGACAGTCCGATAGATCTTGAGGGCAAGATCGTAGCCTTCCTGAGCCAGGGCCTTGGTAATTGGCCCATACTTGTTGTTGATGATCAGCTTACGGACACAGTCCTGTTGTGATTTGGTAAGACGCATGGGTTTTCCTTAGGCGTTAATGCAGATGAGCTGGCCAAAGGGAACCTTGGCATCTCTGCTATCGATGGCGATCCAGATGGTGGGACATTTGGGTCCCGGCTGCATCGGTGTGACGTACATATCGGAGAAGATGATGGCTGCCGTCGGATTGACATCCATCATGTGCTGACGGATTTCCTTGAAGCAGGTGCCGCCTCGACCTTGAACATCGATCCCATCGAAGGGATCATCTTCGGTCAGCTCGACGATCTTCTGAATCTTCGTGTCGAACATGACGATGGTCATCTTCTCAGGGTTGTACTTGGTCTTGATGGCTTTCACTTCGGAGTTCATCCGGTCGGTGACTGGTCCAGTGGTGGAACCAGAAACGTCCCAGTAGAATGCCAGATGCGTCAGGCGTTCATCGCTTTCCAGGGAGGGCATGTAGATGTCCGGATACCGACGGTTTGGGCGCCGGTAGGTATAGTCATCCGAGCACCTCTCATCGAGGAAGCGATCGAGCAGCACATCCCAAGCAACCTTAGGAGTAAGGAACTTGTTGATGTGCTCGACAACAGATCCAGGGACAGCGCCAGGCTTACCGGCCGCTACTGCTGTATGGGCAGCCTGGATCACATTGTTGATGGCTCTCTGGGTGTCTTCCATGGACATTTGAGGAGCCATGTCCTGCCCATTGGTTCCACCTGTAGGCATGTTCCCTTGGGGTCCAGAAGACGGGTTTCCATCAGCTGAACCAGGTCCACGAGGAGCACATGGGGGATCTGGCAGATCGGCATAGATATCCTCTACTGCCCATCCCCGGTACTTTTCGTCCCAGATGAAGTAAGGACTCTCAACGGCATAGCCGTCTTTCTTGAGGTTGTTGTTGATGTCGATATCGCAGGCGATGTTCCACTTCTTCGGGTCCCTGTCACCCATACGAGCGAAGTGGAGATTGGCAGGATGCCAGATCTCGTGAAGCAGAGTGGATTTCCTGAGTTCAGGGGTGAGCTCGAGGAAGTCATTAGGATTCCACCAGACATGGATGCCGTCAGTCGCAGCTGTCTGCACATCCAATGTCCAGATGAATTCCATACCGCACATCAGGGGACCCAGGAATGCTCCATTGTCCCCCAGAAATGCTGCTGTCTTGGCTCGATCGAACTCCTGATTAAGGGAGTCCATATCGAAGCCAGAATCGCTGGAAAGCGGTCGGAAGCTCATCGATCCCACCTCTTGAAAGTAAGCCGGTGTGCCCATTCCCTTCCTAGATCGTAAGCGTAATCCAGATGGGTGTATGGACACTCTTCGGTGCGGTTGGGGTCAGCCCAGGTAAAGCCCAAGCGAAACTCGAACATGCCCAGTAGAAAGGCTCGAAGCATAATTGCCTCCCTGGTTCAGGCAGCGTTCTTGAGCTGGCGATCCTGAGGATTGAGATACTGCGACAGTGCCACCATTGCTTTGATGAAGGTCGGATGGCTGTGCAGCTTGGCGTTGCCGGCAATCGCCGTGCGATAGAACAGGATACGGTTTTCGATACCGAACCGGTCCATGTACTGAGCCAGAGGACCAAAGGTCGTCTCGTCTGCTTCAGTAGCCAACTTCATCGTCACAGCCCAACGAGTAGCCGTATCCCCAGGAATGCTGGCAGACATTGGGTCGTTGATGATGGCCCGGATATCCGGAAGCGAAGCATAAACCTTGGTGAACTGCACGAAGTCGACAGCTACGCCTGGGCTGATGGTGCCGACATAGAGAGGAGTCTTGGCATCAGTGATCTCCTGATCCTTGATCAGACGATTCATGAATTCCCAGGTACGCTGGCAGCAGAACGTATCGTTCTTGTGATCCGGCTTGAAGTCGTTGAGCGAGCTAGGCTTCCAGTTGAGGTAAGCAATGATCCGTGGATCATACTGCTGAGGGGTAGCTACGTCCTCAAGCCATTCCTTGAAGTCAGTCCGCATCTTGATGTGAACCACACGGCTCTGAAGTGCAGTGCCGATACGGGTAGTGATGGCGCCGTCGGTATCATGGTTGCCGGCCATGGTTGGGGCAACGAATTCATGCAGACGGTGCTGGCCCACCATGCGATCGAGGATCAGCTTGTAGGAAGCTGCCTGGACTGCCTTGGTGGCCGAGTTGGCTTCATCAAGGAAGAGCATCCAGCCCTGCTTGTTCTTGGGCAGAGGAATGCCTTCCAGTGGGAAGAGCTCCTCGAATGGCATGAAGGCAGCCTTACCATCTTCGGTGAAGCGGGGCAGACCATTCATGTCCGTCGGTTCAGAGGTGCTGAGGCGATGGTCGATCAGCTGAAGTTCCAGCTTGTCAGCGACCTGACGCATGATCGAGCTCTTGCCCATCCCAGGTGAGCTCTTCACGAAAGGAACCAGACCAGCATAGATACAGTCTTCGACGAACTGTGCGGTCTGACGGGGAGTGCATTCATAAATGGAATCGAGAGTTGCCTGGTTCGACATGGGGTATTCCTCTGTTGAGAGATTAAAAAGGGAAGACTGGTTCGATGGGGTCACCTAAAGGAACCGCATCTAAGTTGATCTCTGGAGTCGGGACGGTGAGTAAGCAGCCGTCATCTGCCGAGCTACGACGTTCTATGTCGCCATCTTCTTTACCGCAGCGATAGAACTCGTAATAGAGATCGAATGCCTCTTCAGCCGTTTCTAGGAGCTGGTTCCATGCTCTGACGCAAGTGTAGTCGTCGTACCACTTCCACCCGTATACTTCTAATTCCAGCATACCGAATACGGTCGGCAGATACTGTTTAGCCTTGGCGTCCCAAGTTTTGGTTTCGAAGAGATAGCGCTTTAGGGCGCCATCAAACTCCTTGAGACCCATGTCTTCTCCGGAGAGTTGCTTTGAAGAAAGCAGGGCAGTGATCTTGTCATTGTCGCCATAAATGATTGAGCGGACGTTTGAGCGGTAGCCCATGGTTTTCCTCGGTAAATTGATGGGTCTCAGAGGGCCAAGAAAGGTCTCTCAGTATCGGGGATTTTCTGAACATCCACAGCAAGGCTGTAGCGTAGCTTGAGCATTCCGGCGTTCTTACTGGAATTCCATTGTATGGGTTTGCCTAGCGTCTGGTCGTTGTACTCTACATGCTCGTATTCGAGCATGAATAGTTGTTCACAGTGAACCAGAAAATCACGCCAAGTAGTCAAAACCTTGCCACTAGGCCCTTCGATCATCTCTAAATCTAGCACGCCATTATTGACCTCTTCTCCTTCAAAGAAGAGTGACGGGCTGTGGATATAGCGTTTGAGAGCGGGCTGAAGCACATCGAATGGGTGGTTACCGTTGATCAACTGCCACGATGCTATCGCGGCAGTGATACGATCATCCGGCCCATAGATGAGGGCCTTGCAGTGGTAGGTCACCGCTCGAGAGTTCTCGAGAACTGCCGGTTGAAGTACCCGGCCATCCATTCTGCCTGGATCAGTAGAGCTCGCTGTACTGGTGTTGGCTCGATGAACTGGATGACGGGGATAGCTTCTTGCTCTTGTCTATCAGGAGCATTGGGACATTCATTGCCCAGAGCAAAGCGGATCTCGGTGTCGAGAGCCTTGCAGTGCTTGCACTGCATGTGAAAGCCCTCGACCTCCGACGGCACCATTTCGTGGTCTGCCATGGTCAGTCCTCCGGAGCATCAACTTCGGAGGATTCGATGGTCCATCCGGTGGCCTCATTGATTGCACTGGTGGAGCCTTCTTCGGATTGAACTGTGTTCCAGGCTTCGACTTCATCTTCCTCAGGGCTGAGGCTGATCGATACGTAATCCTGAGCGGCCTGAAGTGCCTCGGATTCCGAGTCAGCTTCGACGATTACGGAGATTGAGGCTGTGATGCCTACGGTGAAATTCGCCATTGTGGTGCTCCTAGAGCTGTAGTTTTCCTCTTGGTTCCCGGATTCGTTGACCGAAAGCCGAGAAAAAAGAGGACCACCCCTTGTGAGGGTGGTCCGATAGTCAAGGGAGAGTGCCTGAAGGCATTTTCTAATTAGCCAGACGCAAAGTTTGCGCAAGCTATTTTTGGGATTGTTCCGTCATTAAACGTAGAAACCCGCAGATTGTATCAGGACAGTGCAATCTTGTGCTTCAGGCCATCTCCAATCATAGCCATAAGCGGATTTCCACACTCCATTAGCCACAGCAGCAATGTTTGATGAGCTTGCGCCGCCTACAGCCCTGAGTGCGATCTGCATTGAAGGGTACTCAACCACAAACTGTCCGTCTTTGGTCCACTGCTGCACGGCCTTAGATTTGGCGTGCAGATAAGTGCCATCCTTGTTTTGGCGTTCCTGGTTCAGAAGGTTTTGTCTGAAGGTGACCAGTTGGATGTTGGTCAGGCTGTAGCCCTTGGTGTTGTCCAGCCTGTCGATGCTTGGCGATAAGTCTTTTTTGTAATCGCTAGCCACCCAAGCGTCGAATACGTCTTTAAAGTGAGGTTGGCTAAGAAGCCAGTCACGTAGTTCGTCCTTGCTGTAGGTTGGGGGAGTTCGACCATAGGCTTTTGATGTCATCTTCTGATTTGAGTAGATCAGTGTGAGCAAGCCTGGGATCGTTCTGCGGTAGTTCTTAACCTCTAGCGATGTGGAAGCCATATAAACCTCTGAATTGTTGCCCCTTTGTTAGCACAGATGACTTATAGAGGTTAGCTTAAACTGTAGTTGGACGCCGCAATGTCCGCAGCAAGCGTCGGATCGAGCTTACCAATCTGGACTTTGCGTCCAATCAGCTGGCTGATGATGCTGGAGAGCAGCTCTGATTCTGCAATCATCTGGAGCTGGAGATTGTACTGCCGGCGCAGATCGTTGGCGTAGTGGGGCAGACAGCGGAAGCAGTCATGGATGGGCATGACGCTGAACGGCTTGTTCGGAAGGCTGTTGAGCAGCTTGCGAATTACCACGGCATCGACATGACCTAGGTTGTCCTCATTGAGGTGATCCAGGATGCGAGCCGAGAGGTATCCCGTTTCGAGGTAGTTGGCCCACAAGGTGCAGACCATCTTGTCATCCTTGGTTCGGTTGAATGTGCCACGAGGCCCTGAGTGAATGGCATCAGCGATCATGTCGACCTTACGCTGGTCATAAGAGCAGCGACGGACGATCTCACGCACGATCATGCCATCAATGGAGTGAACCATGTTGGCGCCTAGAGCTCTGCCCTCTGGCATGGGCTGGTTCACCTTGTAGCTGATCTCGATCGGCTGCTCGTCGAAGTGAATCGTCTCATAGACGGTATCCATGACCTTGGTTCGAACGTGGAAGTTATCAGGCAGAACCCAGTCATGGCTGAGTGCTGTTGGATTCCACAGATCCCGCATGGTCTCATTGAGTTCCCAGGCAGCCGGGCAGAATTCTTTGAGGATATCGTAGAAGAGCTCGAGGAGCTCACCTTCCCCGAAGATCTTCTTAGGCATGGCAGTGGAGCTATAGAGCGAGGTCATAATGGCCTGCTTGGTATCGCTCCGCTTGATCTTGGCATTGCCCCCTGAGCGCTGAAGCATCAGGTCATAGATGTTGGTGTAAGCGTCCTCACGGTGACCGGTGTCGACGACATTGCACAGCTCGGCAGCTGAGCGATCACCAGTAAGGCAGGCAAGGAGCTGAAGCCCACTGGAAGTGGCATCGAGACCTACGCAGTAGCCAATAGGCAGACCCTTCTGAACGTCTCTGTATGCCTTTACCGCGGCAAAATAGAGTGCAGGTTCTTCTGCCTGGGTCATCAGGCTCTCGAGGTGAGGCTCATTGGCCTCGAACCAGGCAAGGCGATCGTCCCAGTCGAGCTTGTCGTGGCCCATGTGGTTGGCAATATCGATCTGAAGGTACTGCTTTCCGGTGAAGAGTTGCATGGTCATGGTTCGGTTTCCTTCAGGCAATAAAAAGCCGACCGTCAGGGGGACTGGCGGCCGGCATGTGTGGCTATGATGTGTGGTTTGATTAGCGCATGGTGAGTCTCCTGGGTTTGAGCGAGTGCCGAACCAAGAAAAGAGCTAAGGGTTAGCTGTCCTTACGTCCCAGGATCTCATAGACATGATCCCACAAGGCTCGATCGATGATCCGTCGGTCTCCGAAGAACCAGACAGAGACAACATCCTGGCGCCATATGCCATCATCTCCCATGACGAGAGCAGGAGCCCCCGGAACCCCGAATACGGGCTCGGAAATGATGTGACCTTCACAGGTCAGAGGCGAGTCATTGGTGTTGAGTTGAGTAGCCATGATTAATCTCGCTTAGGTGGGAGATAGCTGATCAGATTCTCGATCTGATCCAGGCGAGTACGCAGCATTTGCAGGTTCTCAGGGGTGGCTTCACCCAAAGGAACCAGGGCCTCTACAGAGTCACCATTCATGTGTTTGATTGAGAGCTGTCGATCAGCGTCGACGACGAGATAGCTGGCTTGCCTACCCCTCAGAAAGAATCTGAATGAGGCTGAACCAGGCTCCTGCTTGAGGAGTCGGAGAGCGACCATAGTTCATGCTCGGTGTCTGGTATTCATGGGTATGGGCTTCGGTTGAGCCCTGATTGGTCTGGCCCTTAGGGCATCAGACTTGAACTTTGAAGGTTTAATTCTCCTTTGTGATCCTGCTCCACGTTCGGTGAGTATGATCTGAACCAGAAAGTGAAGCAGGATTTCGGTGGTCAAGTTGGATCACTCCATAGGAATGACCTACCTTACCTCAGGGAAGGGAATGCTCAAGGTGTCCAAGCACCGTCATAAGACCACCACTCATCAGTGATGGTTACGGTGTTGATTGAGACATAGCTGGGTAGCTCTGCCTCTGGTTCATCGGGGAATTCAGTGGCGAGGTAACGCTTGATGGCTTCCTCACGGGATACGTTGAGGAAGCAGCGTGTCATGCCAAGACATCCGATCGAGACGATCGTGTTGGTCATTCGACCAATTCCTTGTCAGCGAGCTCACGACAGAGCGTGAGGCAAATTGTTGCGTTGTATGTATTCATTGCGAGCCTCCTTGGCTGCCTCCGGTGTCGAGAAGGTGCCAACTCGCACACGGTTACCGTGGCTGGTGACATGAGCGGCCCACTGCTTTCCCCACCGGCCTACGCCGATATAGGGTGCGTTAGTGCCTCTGCGTTTGGTCTTGTTTGCAGCCTGAACGAAACGGTCTGCCCAATAGCAGTTGTCTGGTTCATAGTTGCCATTTACGTCCCTACGCTCGATCGAAAGATCTTCGGTGTAGTTTGTCGCAATTGCCCAGAGCTTAAACTCTTGGAAGTCAGACCAAGCAGCACAGACGGAGATGCCCCGTCCCCCGTAGTACTGATAAGCACTGTCGGTTGTAACGTTACATCTCTTCTGCATGTTATGCCAAACGTCACGTAGATGTGTTTTGCTCTCTCCGTGGGTCGTATTGATTTCCTTAGCGTAGCATCCACAAGATGTAGATGCTCCTCGCTTTAGGTTTTGCCAGAGAACCTAGGTAACTTTGCCACAATCGCATTGGCAAAGAATTCTGCGTTTAGTCCCCAAACGGGAAATCTCTTCTATGAGAGTCAAGCGGCTCATCTTGGATCCGAGCGGGATCGTGTCTAGCTTTGGCATTTCAATGCTTTACTCTACTAGCTCCTTATCTGCAAGAACACAGCAA